GGGGTTGTTGCGCTTAAAAACGCGGATAGGGGTGTTAAAAGTTACTGACATTTTTATGTACTTTCCATAGAAAGATTACAGCATCGTCTCTATGGCGTCCGCCCGTGAGCTTTACGGGTCGATGCTGATTATAGCTCTTACATAGAATTACCCATATCCACAAACAAAAACGCCCTACCTTTGCAGGTAGGGCGTTTAGGGTGCCGGGGTCTTTAGGCCCGGCTAGGTCTGCGATTACAAACCGATCGTGCCGTACATATTACGGGGATCGTGCCAACCTGTAGCATAACGCTCAGAGGCCTTGTAACGCATGCTGTCAGTCTCGAAGTCACCTTCAGAGCTACGCTCCAAGGGACGACGCATGACCAACATCAAACCGTTTTCAGCGTCGGTCTGAATGAACCAAGCCTTGCTTGAGGACAAACGAGTCACCACGTGGGCGCCGTTTGGCAACATGCCAGTAGACTTGATAGGGTTCAGATCGTTGTCAGCGCCACCAGAACGGAGGACAGACTTCAAGATAACTTCTGCTTGGAATTCCAAAGCAGGAGGTACCACGAGTTGCTCCGCCTTCAGGCGAATACGCTTACCGTTGTTGTCCACCGCAGAGCGGATTTGGATCAGCAACTGTTCCACAGATGTCTGTGAAAGTGAAGCGGCTGTAGACAATTGGTTGCTGAAAGAACGACCTTGGGAGATTGGGTGGTCATTTGCGATCAATGTTTTACCGTCGCCACCGACATAGCCGGCAGTGAACGCAAAGTTCAACAAGTTTGCACACAAAGTCTCTTTTGTCTCGATCATGGACTGAGCCAAGTGCTTCGAGAAAGTCGAGCCGATACGAATGTGATCGCCGTCTTCCATCAAGACTTTGGTCATGGCGTATGCCAAACCATAGATCTTATAGATGAAACGGGTAATGAACAAAGTACCGCCTTGGTCATACGAAACGGGTGTACCGTCAGGCATCTCAGGGGCTGTGTTCATACCGAACAGCATCACTTCTTCGTGATAGTTGCGGGGAATGCCGGTGATCTGGGTAACGAAACCCTTCCACTCGTCATCGCGTTGTTGGTATACACCATCAAAGACTTCATTGAGGATAGGTTCGACTACCGCTCTAAAGTCCGTACTGCGCATTGGGGTTGCCATGTGCTACTTCCTTTCTTTAGTTATTCTACGTTAGCGGCAACGAACGCGTCGTTAGCGAGCTTCACTTGCACAACAGTTGCGTTATCACCCCAAGCGTTGTTGATTTCACGGCCGAGACCAGTGACTTGCATTTGTGCTTGTGTGCCTACGGCAACATCGGCGGGGTTCAAACCTGCGGTTGAAGTACCCAGACCACCATTGCCGATGATTTGACCAGCGGATGGTGTCAAGAAGTTGAATTCTTGACCGACTTTTGTGTTTGCGACACCAGCGTTAGCTTGAATCTCATACACAATTTCGGGGTCCATGAAAATCCACATCACGACGTCAGTGGCGGTGCCCAAAGCGGGACCAAACCATTTGCTGACGGTGCGGCGGCCAGAAGCGTCTGTGTACTCAACACCGCCGAACACACCAGCTAAACGCTGACCTGCTGTAGGTGCCGCAGTAGCGACGATGAGAGTAGATGTGCCTGCAGTCGTAGCTTCATCAAAAGAGACAGGAGTGCCGCTGTAAAAAACTGCCGCCGCGTCATAGACGCCGGTGTAGTTTAATGAACGGATAATGCCGCTAGGATGATATACGGGCTTCAGGCCAAAGGGAGTGTAAGTTGCACTCATTTATTGGTTCCTTAAAGTTGTTTAACTAAACCGCAAGTTATGTGCGGATCTATGTGCATCTTTTTCCATCTCCAAAAGCCCGCCTTCAAGAATAGAGCGTCCACCTTTACCACCTTCAGCCTGTGAACGAACCTGCGACGTAATGTTGCGCTGGTGTTCCAAAGGATCATCGTGGTGAAGCATTTTTGCCACTTCCTGATAAATGTCTTCTGGTAACTTGAATAAGATCATCTCATTACAAGATATACAACCTTCAAACTTGCCCGAGCTCATCTTGCCTAAGTGTTCAAAGCCTTTTCCTAATTCGGCGGCTTTCACTGGCTCATAACCCAACGCGATGCGTTTGTCGATTGAATCATACTGGTTTGTCGTTGACAGCCAGCAGAGGTGCATACCCGGCAGTAAACCACCCGGTACGTCCGGCAGTGCGTTGTTGGACCATTTGTCCCGAAAAGCCTCCAGCCTTTCACGCTTCACTGCTTCATCAGGCGAGGAGATTTCACTCCGCGCCTTCAGTTCATCAACACGCCCTTGCAGGCGGTCGTCTAAATCTCGTGTAATTCGATTGTTAGCCATGTCTTACCCCTTATTTCGTTACTCGGTTCTTACGGTCAAAATCTGCGTAGCTTCGGATCGCTTTAGCACGCTTAGATGGGTCATCCCACATTCCTGCGTCCTTGAGCGCCTGCACGCGGTCTCTGCTCAGTGTGAAGGTGTTCTTTACAGCACTACCACTCACGTCTGTGCGACCACTTGAGGTTCCGCTACGGCGGTTACGGTCTCCGCCTGTTTTGCCCGTGTACCGATGGGGTAAACGTTCTTTCAATCGATTGTCCAACTCTTCCCAGTACTCTGGGTCTGCTGGATCCCAACCTTCGCTTGCCAGTGCATTGTCAACTACCTTGGCAATGCGGCTGTCTGTATCTTTACCACTGGGGTCATACCAGCGGTTTGAATGTAACCAGTCTGTAGCGTTTTGCTGAACCACCTCAGTCGCGGGGCTCGGCACGTTGTTACGGGGCTGTTTAGCCTCTTCCAACTGACGCTGTTTAAGCATTTGCACCTGCGCCAACTTTGTCTTGGCGTTGTGGAACTGCTCCATGTATTCCATTTGCTCGGCCACGTTGCCCGCCTGCGCGGCCTGCGTTGCCTTCATCTTCGCGTACTCAACGCGCGTGGACTCGTCTTCCAACAAGCGGTCGATCTGTGCAAACTGGAATCCTACTGCGGCGTTTTCCACTTGGGCCAACCGGCGCTCAAGGGTCTCGTTGCGGCGTTCCAGCGAACTGATCTTATGCTTTGCGCTTACCTCGCGTTGCTTCGTCAGGTCCTTCTTCAGGCGTCGCTCTTCACGACGCGCGGCTCGAAGGGCCTCTCTGTCTTCTTCGGTGTCACCCTCAACATTGCCGCCTTCGGCAAAGCTTTCTGTGTCATCGTCACCATCGTCGTTTGACGATGCTGTGTTATCTTCTGTGCCCTCAAACGGGTCTACGTGATCGTCCATGGCGGCTAACGCACTGCCATCGTCACGCTCTTTAATGGCGATGTCTTCGCCAGCTTGCATTTCTGCTTTTTGCACTGATTTCATAACGAAATCCTTTATTCAACAAATGCGGGGAACATAGTCCTCGCGGTTTCAAAATTATCAATTGCACAAATAACCTCGCGGTCTTGCAAAATGATAAACACAACCTCACCGTCGCCGTGTGGGACTGCCCAGCGGTCACCGCCGTACTTGATCACACGAACAAGATCTCCAACCTCTACCCACGCGCCTTCTGGCCACGTTTCAAGGGTGCTAAGATCTCTGTATGCCAAGGGGCCTACTGCCACCACCTTTGCAATCACCTCGTTCCATTTTTCGGTGGCCTTTGTATCACTCACTAGAATGATGCCGCCTTTTGAAACGTCTTTGGCTTTTCGCAGTTGAACTACGATTCGGTTGCCTTTAAGCTTGATTCCCGGATCAACTGCCGGAAAACAGTCGGCTTCACTCCGACCATCTACTTGGTACTTACTCTCTGTCATTGTCAGATTCCTCGTCCTCTCGCAGGACACTGTTGATAATTTCCAAAGCCTCTTTCAGACCTTGGCCTCTCCCCACAAGCTGGTTGTATTTATCCCAGCTATCGACTCCGCTCAAAACGCCGTCTTGCAAAAACTCAACGGCTTCTTTGATCCTGAAGATCGATTCATATAACGGGTCTTTCATCAAAAACCCTCCTTATAACTAAGTACACACAAAAGTGTGCACTTACGCCCTAACTTATTTCTTCAAACCGCGACTATTTACGGGCGGTACTTGGTACAAGGGGGCCTTAGGGGCCATCTTTGAACCAGAGGGTCCTTTTTCTACTGGAGAACCGGGGCCTCCTGCATAGCCGGGTTTACCTGTGATCATGTAGCTTTTGCGAAAACCCATGTTGTTGTTTGTTGTTGCCATTACTGTGCTCCTGTTGGTTGTTGTGCTTGTTGGACCGCTTGGGCCAACTGTTGTTGCGCCTGCATCGCCGCATCGTGTGCACGTTGCTCTTCTGCTTGCGCTTGGTCTAACCCGTGCTTACGCATGTCCGCGTACGCTTGGCTTTCTGCTTCCAACGCAGTCATCTCTTGTGAATGCTGTTGTTTGATTTGTTGTGCGCTCAACGCTTGGTCTGAGTTGATCATTGCCACGCGCTCTCGTGAAGCGTTGTTGATGTCGGCAATTGCCACCTTGGCCGAGTTGTCTTGGTCCGCCAATTGTTGCTGTAGTCCCAACTTGGCCTGAATCTCTGCAACCTTGGCCTGCATGTCGCGCACCTTGTCTGCCATCTCGGCCTGCATCTTTTCGCGCTCCAACTGAAATCTGGCCTGCGCCTCTTCCGTTTTGCGCTTTGTTTCGGCCATTTGTGTTTGCACCAAAGCCTGAGACGTTGGGTCCGCCATGGCGGCCATCTGCATCTGGGACTGTTTGGCCTGTTGCATCTGTTGCACCAACTGCTGAACAATCGGGTTGATACCCTCGAACGTCTTCTGCGCGTCTTGGTTGACCAACTGCGCGGCCATTGCCAGCGCCTCTTGGGCGGCTAGGTCCAGCTTGCGCTCTTCATTCAACTTGAACGCGTCTTTGCCACCCGCGGCGTGAGACACGTAGTTGCGCATCGACTGCAGGTAGTGCAGTGTCAAGTGTTGCTTGATGTGCTCCAACATCAAAGGCGTCACAGAAGGGCCAATGAGTGGGTTGCCGCCGTACGCGGGGTCCATCATGTACGCCAAGTGCACCTTCAAGTGATCGATGTGGCTCTGGTCTGGGAACGCGGCGGCCGCGTGGCCCATTGTCATCTGCACGTTCTCCAGCGCAGGGTTGCTCTCAACCGAGCCCTGTGGGTTAGGCATGACCTTCTCAATGTCAGGCACCTTCATCAACTTCATCACGCGCATGTGCGCTTCACGCACGTTGTACAACTGAGGCGCCTTGTCTGCCAACTGCATTACCAGTTGAGCCTGAGTCAAACGTTGTGTTTCGCTGAAAATGTTAGGGTCAGAAATCGGGCTGACGTCTGAGTTGTCTTCAAAGTCCTCAACCGCGATCTCGGCACCGGACTGGTTGTCCATGTCTTCCAAGTACCAGTGGTTGATACGTGACAAAACCTGCAAGCTCTTAGCCTGACTGCGGTGCAGTCGTGCGTGAATGCTTGAGAATACTTTAGAACCCTGCTCGATCAATGCCTGTGTTGTGCCAACTGGTGTGTTGCTACCCGCGTCGGCAATACGGCCTTCGCTGGTCTTCACAACACCTTTAGCCGCGTCTGTCAACCAACCTAACAGGTTGTACAGCACAGAAGACGGTGGGTTGAACGGTAGTGGCATGGCCAACTTACGCACGTCGTCCACGCCGGGTGAACCCTCGATTTCTACGACCTGAGTTGGCTCAATGCGGTCTGTCTGTCCACCAATGCGTCCGCCTTTGAGCTTCAACATGGTCTGGCTGTTGTTCACGTGCGCTGAGTCCATCAACGCGCGCAATGAACCAGTCAGTGCCGCTGAGAGGCCACCGATCAGGTGTGGCATACCAATCGCATAAGCGCCGCGCCATGGAATAAACTTGTACTCGACCATCCAGTCGAGCTTGCGCATGCGTGTGTCGCCTGACTGCCAGTTACGGTACAGTGCAACCACCTTGCTTGAAATCTCGTCCACCGTCATAACATACGGCGCACGTGCACCTTTTGTCAGCGGGTCGTCTTCCAAACGCAAGAACGCGGTAATTTCGTACACGCGGCGCAAACCGTCTACGTTCTTCGTTGGCTCTGTTAGACCTTCAATTTTGTCGTTGGCCTTTTTAGACTGTGTCTGGTTCTCAGGCAACAGGTCAGAGGT